GATGCTGTTAAAGTAGCTAAATTTTGTGCTTCAAGATTAGGTTATCCTTTAGTAGATGTTGAACTTCAATCAGGTTCATTTTTTACAGCATTTGAAGAAGCTATAACTACTTACGGTAATGAGTTATATGCCTATAAAATTAGAGATAATCAATTATCTTTGGAAGGATTATCAACTGGTAGTAATTTAAATGAAAGTATTATAACTCCAAATTTTGAACCTATTGTTCGTTTAACAGAACAATATGGTGCTGAAGCAGGAACAGGAGGAAATGTAACTTATTATACTGGATCTTTTGCTATAACTTCTAGTCAACAGGATTATGATTTAGCTCAATGGGCAACAGATCAAGGAATAACTAGTAGTATTGAAATTAAAAGAGTATTTTACCAAGCATCCCCAGCAATTACAAGATATTATGATCCTTATGTAGGGACTGGATTTGGTACTCAAAACATGTTTGATAGTTTTGGGTTTGGTAGTATGAGTCCTGCTATTAATTTCTTAATGATGCCTTTAAATTTTGATTTACAAGCAATTCAAGCAATTGAAATAAATGATCAAGTTAGAAGATCTAATTATAGTTTTGAATTAAAAAATAACAAATTAAGAATATTTCCAATTCCAAATTCATCAAGTGGGAATTATTGGTTTGAATATATTAAAAGAGAAGATAGAATTGGTGATAGTATAAGTAATGAACCTTCAAAAGTATCAAACGTATCAAATACTCCCTATACTAATCCTACTTATACAAGTATAAATTCAGTAGGACGTCAATGGATATTTGAATACACTTTAGCATTGGCAAAAGAGATGTTAGGGTATGTAAGAGGAAAGTATGGTTCTATACCAATCCCTGATGCTGCTGTTACTTTAAATCAGTCAGATTTATTAACAGCTGCAACAGCAGAAAAATCTGCATTAATTGAAAGATTAAGAGCCTATTTTGATGAAACATCTCGTAAAGCTTTGTTAGAAAGAAGAGCACAAGAAGTAGAATATAAACAAACGGAATTAAAACAAGTTCCGTATACAATTTATATAGGATAATATGGCAATGTTTGGCCGACAAAGGGATGTATCTCTAGTTAGAAAGCTAAATAGAGAATTAATGGGTAATATAATTACTCAACAAGCTGCTATTTACAAATATAAATTAGAAGAAACAATTGTTAATTTATATGGTGAAGCTTCAGGTGAAAAATTTTATGATGGTCCTTTTTTATTTAACGTTTTAATTTTAAGACAGCCTCAAAGTTATCCTGAAGATGAATTAGGTATAGGATATGTTAGAAATATTAGATTTTCATTTTTAAGGGATGATTTAGTAGATGCTAATGTAGTACCAGAAGTAGGAGATATAGTATTATACCAAAATGATTACTATGGGGTAAGTGGAACAATATCAAATCAATATTTTGTAGGTAAAAATCCAGATTATCCTAATAATAGCTCAGATGGTACTTTAAACCCTCTTAATCCTGGATTAGAAAATTTTGGAACTAATTTATCAATAATTTTAGAAACGTATTATATACCAAGAGATAAAGTAGCAATTTCTCCATATAAAGAAAGATTTTAATGGCAAATTTTAAACCATACCCAAAAAAACAAAAGGAAATAAGTATTTCTCAACAAACTGCTTTTGATAAGCAAAGGGGAAATCCTAATGGTCCTGCTAACCCAAATAAATCTCAAACTGGTATTGAATTTAATAGATCTACAAAAATTAGCTCTAAAGGAGATACTTCAAAAGAATTTTCAATTGGTATACAAGATTTAGACGAAGCAGTGTTTTATTATTTTAATAATGTAATTAAGCCGTTTGTTTACCAAAATGGAGAAAGAAGAACAGTACCTGTAATTTATGGTTCACCTGAAAGATGGAAATCATTCCAAAGAGATGGATACTACAGGGATGCTGATGGAGCAGTAATGTTACCTATTTTAGTTATTAGAAGAGATACTATTACTAAAGATAGAAGTACCTATAATAAATTAGATGCTAATATGCCCAATTTGTATGGCACATTTGAAAAAGGATATAATTCAAAAAATGCTTATTCCAATTTTAATTTATTAAATAATAGAAAACCAGTAAAACAATTCCAAACAATTGCAGTTCCAGATTTCTTAAGTATAGAATATAGTTGTATTATACAAACATATTATATGGAACAATTAAATAAAGTAATTGAAGCCGTAGAATATGCATCTGATTCATATTGGGGTAATCCTGAAAGATTTAAGTTTAAAGCTAATATTGATTCATTTACAACAGCAACAGAATTAACTGCAGGTAAAGATAGATTAGTAAAAGGAACATTTAATATTAATTTAAGAGGGTATATTATACCTAATGTTATCCAAAAAGATTTAAATTCTATTAAAAAGTATAATACTAAAGCCAAAGTTACTATTACTTCAGAAACAGTATCTAATATAGATAATACTAATAGTCCTTCTAATTATCAAAATCCTAACAGTGATGGTAGAGTTAGATAATTTTAAAGGATTTGAGCATATTTATAACTATACAAATATAAAATATAAAAAATGAGTAAAATCAAGTTATCAGAAAAAGAGTTACAACAATTAAAAGAGTTGCAAACTAAAGGAAATGAATTAATCTTTGCTTTAGGACAAATAGAAGCTCAAAAAGCTTCTGTATTTAACCAAATTCAAGAAGTTCAAAATAAAAATAATGAATTAGGAAAAGAACTTCAAGATAAATATGGGGATGGAAATATTGACTTAGAAACTGGAGAATTTACCAAATCAGAGTAATTTTTTGAAATAGTTTCTAATATTTATAATAAAAATAATATTAATTAATATATAGCAATGGCAGAAACATTAATATCTCCCGGAGTATTAGCAAGAGAGAATGATCAATCTCAAATAACTCAAGGACCAGTAGAAGTTGGGGCCGCAATTATCGGACCATCTATTAAAGGACCTGTTGAAGTTCCTACATTAGTTACTTCATACAGTGAATACTTAGCTATTTTTGGCGGGTCCGTAACTAGTGGGTCTCAACAATATTCATATTTAAATCAAATAGCAGCTAATAACTACTTTAGACAAGGTGGTAGTTCATTATTAGTAACTAGAGTAGTATCCGGATCTTTTGATAGTGCTACTTCTAAGGATTTATATAACAACGTAGAATCAGGAGTAATAGCTTTAAACACATTATCCGTAGGAAGTGGAGGTAGTGGAGGAACTGCTGGCACTTTTACAGATGTTGCAACTACAACAAGTGGAAATGGTAGTGGTGCAACTGTTACAGTAGTAACTAATGCAGACAATGGAAAAGTATTAACAACTGCTGATGCTTTATTATCATCAATTACAACACAAACTTCAGATGCTACTGATAACTCTTATTCAGTAACTCCAGACGATGGTAGTGGAACAGGATTAGTATTAACTGTAACCGTATCAAGTAATGAAGTATCAGCCATTACAGCAACTTCTGCTGGTAGTGGGTATGAAGCAAATGATACAATAACAATCCCATCAAGTGTAATTGGAGGTACTACAAATGTAGTTGTTACTTTAGCTTCAGGAGATTTACTATCAGAAGTAAGTTCTATTACAGTAACTGATGGTGGAAGTGGATATGCTGCAGGTGATACATTAACTGTAGCCCTAGCAGATATTGGAAGCCCAGATGCTAATTTAGTTACATCTGCATTAACTGCAGGAGATATTGTAAATGGTGTTCCATTTGTATTATCTACAATCTCAGAAGGAACTATTATGAATAACACTGGATCAGAATTATCTGGTGGTGCTTTAGCTAGTGGTTCTGCTGATAATGTTAGATGGGAAATTACAAATGTAAATACTTCTTCAGGAGTATTTAGTTTAGCTATTCGTAGAGGAGATGATACAGCAAATCAAAAATCTATTTTAGAAACATTTAGCAATTTATCATTAGACCCTCAAGCAAGTAATTATATTGAATCTGTAATTGGTAATACTTACCATACAGTAGAACAAGATGGTTCAGATTATTATTTAAAATCTAATGGTACTTATGAGAATAAGAGCCGTTATGTATATGTTTCTTCTGTATCATATCGTACTCCAAATTATTTTGATAATAATGGAACAGCTAAAGCTCAATACACAGCTAGCTTACCTGTTTTATCATCAGGTTCATTTGGTAGTGGTACAGGTAACTTATTTGAAGGTGGTGCTGCTAAATTTAATGAAGATATAAGTAATAGTAATATCCAAGGTGTTAGTGCAAATGATTATACATCATCAATCAACTTATTAAGTAATAAAGATGATTATAGATTTAATGTACTTACAGCACCTGGACTAATCCATGCTAACCACTCTTCCCAAGTTAATTTATTGGTTTCTACAGCAGAAGCACGTCAAGATTGTATCGCTGTAATCGATTTAAGAGGATATAACTCAACAATAGGACAAATAACTAATGCAGTAACATCATTTGATAGTTCTTATGCTGCAACATATTGGCCTTGGTTACAAATGATCGATCCAGATACAGCAAGAACAATTTGGGTACCAGCTTCAACATTAATTCCTGGAGTATTTGCTTACACAGACGCTTCAAGCGATCCATGGTTTGCACCTGCAGGTTTAACTAGAGGTGGATTAGGTCAAGTAGTTAAAGCTGAAAGAAAGTTAACTTCTGGAAACAGAGATACTTTATATGAAGCAAATATTAACCCAATTGCTACTTTCCCACAAAGTGGAGTTGTAGTATTTGGACAAAAAACACTACAGAAAAAATCAACGGCTTTAGATAGAGTTAACGTTCGTAGACTGTTAATTGCTCTTAAGAGTTATATTTCTCAAGTAGCTGATAATTTAGTATTTGAACAAAATACAATTGCTACTAGAAATAACTTCTTAACACAAGTTAACCCATATCTAGAATCAGTACAACAAAGACAAGGATTGTATGCTTTCAAAGTAGTAATGGATGATAGCAATAACACACCAGATGTTATAGATAGAAATGAGTTAGTAGGACAAATTTACCTACAACCAACTAAAACAGCTGAATTTATTGTTCTAGATTTCAATGTATTACCAACTGGAGCAACATTTCCAGCATAAAAATTAAAGAATAGAATATTTATAATAAAATAATAAAATACAATGGCAGTATTAGATCCTAACGAAATATTTTTCACAGCGTTTGAGCCCAAACAGCAAAACAGAT